AGTTTTTGCACGCGTTCCTGATGATGAGCTACATACTGCATAAGGTGGTTGTTGCCATACAGGAGCACCACTACCATTACTAATCAAGCTATATCCTGCCGTTCCTACACTCGTCGGTGCGTACCACGCAAAACTTGCAGAAGCCCCACCATTATAGGTTGTCCCTGAACTATTCATTGTGAGTGTTAAATAATAAGGATTTTGCATTGATGTCGGTTTGTTTGACAGGTCAGTATATGAACCTGTAAACGCTACCGTTTTTAAATCAGCAAAAAATTTCTTTATTTTTCCGAACAATGTGCTTAGCGTTTCACCGCTTACTATATTCGACCGTGTACCCGATTCAGCAAAAGTCGGCTGTTGGTCGTTTGTCGCTACATTTGGTACATTGTCCAATCCCACTTGTGATTTTGTAACACTATGCGGATTAGATTTACTACCAATATGACTGATTAAATCTGCTATTGCTTTCATAATTTTTCCAAACGAAACTGATAACTTTTCTCCACTTGTAATATTGCTCAAAGATGAATTTTGAGAATATGTTGGTGTTTGATCGTTCGTTGCCACGTTTGGGACTTTGTCCAATCCAATCTGTTCTGCCGTGACACCATGTGGATTGCTTGTATCTGTGATATGTACATTCAAACTATTCTGTAATTCTTCATCTTCTGTTTTTCTTGTATTGACTTCATCTTCAAATTGCTTTAATGTTGGATATACAAGACTGTCAATATCAACAGTTACATTATTGACATCAGCGACTGTCAACGGAATATTAATGATAAATTCACTTAATGATGTACCGATGATTTTATCGCCGTGGCCATCAAACGCATATCCTATTAATGTTTCCGGATGCTCGTCATCATCAGTACCGTCAGCATTAACCACCTTTGCAAATAACCCTATTTCCATCAAATAAAAAGTTGGCAATATACTACAGCCAACCCTGTTTGAAAATTGTGTCGTTGTAATTATTGTACTGTTTTTTACACTCTTTTTTGATATTGGCAATTCGCCAAGAGGATGTATCAAATCAGTAAGCTCTGCTATATTTTCTGTACTTCTTATCCCATCACCAAACTTACCTTTGGTAAACTCTATAATTTTACCTTGTGCGGTTAATGCAGCATATTCAAGACCTGCTTTTGTAGGATAGAATTTTTCCATATTATCATACCTCCTCTAATGTAATTTCTTTTGATTTTTGAATAACACCACCAACATATATATCTCCTTTAGTAGCTTGTTCATAAAATATATCAAACACTTTATGCGATTGTTTAATCAGTTTGATTTTTTTTCTAACAGATTCTTCGTCTACCATTGACGGAATAGATGAAATATATATTGCAAATCTATTTTTAGCGTAATATTCGTCCATTCGCACAGCTGCACCTGTCATTGCTGATATTATTTCTTCTATTCTTGCAGGATTCATAGCATTTCGTCTACGACGTTTTTCTATAATATTCTGCCGACGTTGCTCTACGCTCTCACTTTCATTAACAGGCAAGCCCATTGACTGCTCCCATAATGATAAAGACCATGTCGCTGTTTGTGGCAGCGTTTGATTTTTGAAATCTTCAACCATTGCCTTAACCTCGTCATTAGACATTCCGATAATCTGAAATAACCATAGTCCGACATAACTGTTACCATATTTATTGGTAACTCGTTGTATTATCTGTTGTCCTATCTCACTGGTTAATATCTGCTCCATTAATTCTGTTGAATACATATACTACACCTACCCGTCTACAAGTCCAACATCAAATTTTATTGTTGTTTCTGATATTGTAGGAATTTGATTTAACATCAGCTGTACATTTGTGTTATTTCCGTTTACAATCAAATTTTTATAATCAGCTACACCCGCGGTATTTGATAAAATAGATGCAATTTTACTATATCGCACTTCACCGTCTTTTATTGCTTGTACAATATATTCAGATATTGACGAAATAAAATTACTCTTTATATCTTCAATTCCAACTGTATTATCCAATTCAATTAAGCCCGAAACACTAATAGCTATAGTTGTTGGTGCTGTAACCTCAAGAATAACTCCGGGCGGTGCAAGCCGTTCGATTGTGGTGGTTTGACCGTCTGTCTTTTTTCCGTCTGTTGATAACGGAACCGGTTGCATAATATGATTGTAAACTGCCGCACATAATGTTGTATCTGCAGGTACACCGTTTGAATCAACTATGATAATATTTACAACACCGCTATCATCCTCAACATTCGGATTATCTTCGGGACTGATTACAACAGCCTCACCCACTCCGTCAACTTCCAACGCCCAACGTCTGTAATCGTTATCATTTCCGATAAAAGAATTATCCTGTGACTGGTCATATTCCTTGATACGCTCAATAAAATTTTCATCACTTTCTTCATTATAGCCGCCTGTTGTAGCTGTTTCATTTGTAATACTGGATAAACCGACAATTTTATCACTATTAACAGTGATAGTATTTGCCGGAACATTTCCCGATTTTCCCGCTATAGCCGCAATGATATTAACCGTTACCGTTTGATTATCACCTATTGACACATTTTCTGTTGTAACAAACTCCGTTACACTTTCATCAGCGATTTGTGCAGTAGTAAAAACTGTACCTTTGGGGATATTTACACCTATATTACCTATAATCTTGACACTTCCTGTAGCATGCTGTGCCTTTCGTCTTGCCATGCCTCTGCATGCTCCGTGATAATCTGCATATGTACCATAACTAAATTCGGGCCATATCAATCGAAGAGCATTTAGAATACAAAACTGTGCAAAATATGCGTGTTCATATGCCGTTGGATAGGTTAAATTCCAAACGTCCGAACCTTCAGATTTGTCAATATCATTTGGCAGATTATCTCTCATTCGCTTATGTATCTTATTGACATCCGCATTTTTTATAAAATCAGGAATAATAAATTGCGACATATTCTCACCCTCCTACCGTAGCCTTTATATCTATTTCGGCATTATCAATGCCTGTTACCGTACATTCCACCTCAACCGCATCCGTATCAATCCAATTAAATGAAAAATCATCTACTGACTTTGCCCTTTTATAATCATCAGCCATTATCGCCTCTGTTATTTCTTTTTTCAGCATAATTTCTTGTGCAGCTTTATCAGGCAATGCCATGATTAAATCTAAATTAATACCGAAATCAGTCGAGTATGAACTATACGCATATCTGTCCGTTGAAATACAATTTTCACACCATTGTTTAAATGCCTCAACACCAGACGCTGAAATTAATCTGTGTTGTCCGTCACGAACAAAATCACCTGTATCATAATCAAATTTCAAGCTACGTTTATATCCAACAGGGGTATTTTGCTTAAGATTATCCAACGGCACAGTCATAATATTATTTGCTGTTGGAAATAGATTTGCCATAATTAACTCTCCTTCCCTATATCACTGCTACTTACAATAACAGCAACAACAATAGGATCAACATCTATCCAGCATACCAATACTCTGTCGCCCGCTTTGATACGTTCTATCCCCTCTGTGATAGGAATTTTAACAGCGTGACTGTGACCGTCAGATAATGAAGTTACAACTTCAATCTCAGGTTTATAATCTATTGATAATCTCTTATCAATTAAATACTCCCCTTTTGGAATAACAGTATCAAATCTTGCAACCTTAAGCCCAAAATCTGATGTAATCGTACCGTATTCAATTAAAACACTTCTACCTTCATTTACAGCGTTATTCATCTGTGCCTGAAGTGTTCGTCCTAATCTGTCAAACGCATTCATATAACCACTCCCTTATAACTTACTTTCATCCGCAAGTTCAAAATCAATATTCATTTGTCGATTTACTGCATTATGTGTAATACTTGTAACAATATATCGAAAATTCATATCGCCTGCACCTACTTTAACAAGCTCGCCTTTTCGTATCCATGGATTATTTATAGCTGTTACTTCATATGTTTCTTTAGGCTTTCCTTTTTCATCAAGAATATATTGACCTTCATCACGAGCATTTTCATACAAAGAGTCTTCCTTTTCTTTATCTGACTTTTTGTTTGACTTTTCATCTTCTGTATCATCTCTAATGACTTTCTGAAGTGTTCCCCATTTTGCAGTGTCCCCCTCCAAAGTGCCTGTAATAGATACTTTTCCTTCATCATCAGCTTTGCCGGTGAAGATTATTTTTGTAACAACGTCTTCCATCGAAATATTACTTGCGGTAGATATTGCATTTTCGCCACGGTTAATTTCGTAAACACGCTCATTTGCATTGGCTCCGTACCTATCTATATAGATAATATCCTCCGCACTGCGTATAACATATTTTATACCCGTTTTCTTTTTTACTCGGTCCAAAAGGTCAGTAAACATAGTTGAAATTTTACCTGAAAGAGGTAGTTTCTTATGTTCAATAGATTCATAATTGTATACAATTTCAATGCCCCATTTTGAGCATATATCATTGAATATATCTACTGTTTTCCAACCTGCAGGGTAATAATAGCTATCCTCACTGTTTTGCAGATAAATCAAATTATCATAGCATGTCAAAGATATTATTTTCTTCTGCTTGTTTTGATAATTTTTACGCCATATATACCCTCTGAAAACCTCTCTACACTCTTCACCGTCATTGGCATATATAAACACCCTATCACACACATTAATTAATTCTGATAACAAATACTCGCCGTTCATACAGTTTACAAGGTTTATCGTTACCTTTTGTGCAAGCTCGTTTTTATTTTCGGTAAGTTTTAAATCCGTTGTCACTGCGTCAACAAATACATCTAATTTATCAGAATTAAGAAAATGAATGCTGTATATCGGTGAAGACTTTGACGCCACTCTTGCATAATCCATTAACCCCACTCCTAAAAATCGTACAAAAAAAGCACTATCATAAAAAATAGTGCTATTCTGTTTGTTTAATCTTATATATACTCTTTTGGCAGCCAACCAATGACATATTCACCAACTGGTGTACGTCCTACATCAGAAGATTTATCTGTTATCCTATATCGGCCGAGAATTTCTTTTCCGTCATACAAATAATATGTTCCCGTCACTCTGTCTGCAATACTTTCCGCATCAGACGAAACATATATCGGTGCATTGTTAAGTTCGACTGTTGCACCGGCAGAGTTATCACCGGAAGCTGTTCCTGGAATTTTAATAACGGTACCGGGGAATATCCACCAACCTCTTTCCGAGCTACTAAAGCCATGCTGTTTTGCGGTGTCCTCGATTACATCTTTATTTAATTCATAAATTTCTTCCCAACGTAATCCGTCACCGAGATAACATTGTGCAATGCCCCATAATGTATCATTTTCAACTATGGTATATATTGCAGGTGCAGGGTCTTTATCTCTGTCCGTTCCATCAGCAGAATCAGGTTCGGTATTTGTAACGGTGAATGTCGGTTTAACGCAGTCTGTAAACTCTATATAATAATGATAACTGCCAAATCCGTCTTGATATGTAATATCATAATCCGAAAGATGTACATCCATACAAATCGGTGTACCTGTTATCAAAATCGTAAGTACCGTTTTATTAGCTTTCCACATTGAAAACATACCTTGAAAATTGACAGGCGGTTGCCAAGCACCATTTTGCCAAGGCATATTTGCTTGCATTCTACCGGGTAATATACCATCATCCCACCGAATCGAACGTACACCTGTACCAGTAGGCTCTTGAATAGTACCAAGGTCCATTATGTCATATTCGGCAAAATTTTGTCCACCCGAACGGAATTTTATTTTTTGTGGTGTCCACGGTATTGATAATACATCATGTGTACCTTTTTCAATTATAAAAATTATACTTTCACAATTTCTCACCCATTGTCACCTCCTGAATTAGCGAATGACGCTATTAAGTGTCGGTCAATTTCATCTGATATTACCTGTGCAATTTCCGGAGCATGTGCCTTTATCTGTTCAACAACATTACTGTCTTTAGCACCATCAATGTGAAATGCCATAGATATTGCGCCACTTCCAATAGTTACATTTGCTCCACTTGATGAACCGACACTTTGTATTTTTTCAGTTTCAATAACATCATTATTAAGTCCTGTTGCATAATGCGGAATACCATGTCCAGATAAAATATCCTTTGTTTCTGATGATGTAAAAACTCTATCCCCTGCTGACAACGGAGCAAGTACATTACGACCTTCATACATCAAAAATTGACCGT